GTGCCAGGAGCTGCGGTCCAAATATAGTCGTAGTCTGTTCCTGAGACTTTAACTAGAATATCCCCAGCTGCACCTCCTGGAATTCCAGCAAATCCCCCAGCTGACGCAGCCTTAATTCTTTCACTGAATCTATTGAATAGCATTTAACCCCCTTAGGAAGGCAACGAATTTCACATTGGCTCCCATCATTAAAAGTCCTGCTACGGAGGTAAGAACAACCAGGACGCAAGTCTTAAGAATTGAATGCTTTAACTCTTTGAGGAGTTTTGCATTCTCTTGCTTAGATTCCTCTGCGGCCTGGTGTTCCCTTTTATGATGATCAATACCATATGGAAAAGCATTAAGAAGTTCCTCGTGCTTTTCCAATAGGAGATCTATTTTCTGGGAGTCTGTCATGTGGTCGTATTTTCTTCTTTCTTCTTGCATGATCAAAGCTCCTTTTAATGCGTGATCTGATCTCTGAAATCATTTACAGCTACCATATACATCTCATCACCCATAGATTTATAAGTCTTTCCATTGGACGCATCCCCCATTGAAATTAAAAGTTCACCAATTGCCTGATAAACAATTGCATACGGACAGAGTTCCAGGAACCAATGCTCAGCTGTTCCTGTAAGGGTTGGCGCATATTGATAATAACCAACTAGTAAAGAAGAGGCAGTGGAAGATGGAATGATCGTAAGACTTGATCCAATCATGTAATATCCATCGACCTGGGTAAAGCCTCCAGGAACAAACACATTCTGTGGGTCAATGAAATTGAGATAACGGGTAGCGCCAGGAAGTTTCAAGTATTTCCACTTGCGGAATCTGACAAGCGCGGGGGATAAGGAGGAAAGATCAATAGTCTGGACATAAAGAGAGGAATCCAGTGGAATTGAAGTTTCCACCAGATCCCGTGAGAATTCAGTCTTAAGGATTGCCCTGCTAAGAACTGCATTGACTATGACTCCTGCCTCAGCAGTTTTATCCGGACGCTTGATTACTGAAAGAACGGCATCAACTGCCTCGGCAAAGTTCATTATTTTCTCCTATTAATAAGCATTAAGCAGTTTTTCGTATGATGAAAAGGTATCAAAACGTATAAGACGCTGTCTATAAAGCGTAGATAGATAAGCCAATCCTTTATCCAAATCATCTCTATTTGGAGCACTTGCTACATCCATATGAGATAAAACATATATATCATGCCCGGCATTTATAGAATAATCAACCTGCGCTTTGAAAGCCGCAAATCCTCCTGTATCCCCTAAAGTAACAGCACAAGCAAGCGCGTACCTATTATTTCTATTAGCCCGTCTAAATTGATTACAGAACATATTTGTTCCAGTAGCCGTAGTTCTAGCTGCGATTACTCCAGCTTCTCTTAACCAAATTTCCGATAGATGATTATATTCACCTAATGGAAATGCATAGTTTAATGGATCTCCATCTAGGGAGTTCTCTTTTAGAAAAGCCTGATTTCTCAGTGAATCTGATAAGAGTTCAGCTTTAGATCTCCCAGTGCCAATAGAAAGTGTGCCTGATGTTGCTTTGATTGCAGTAACTCTACTAATAGTAGTAAATAGATCAGCAGAATACGGTCTGAAGCTTGTGGAAGAATTACCAGAGATTTGTCTAACTATATTCACACCATTTTCATTAAGACCTTCTACAGTAATGCCATTAGCCGTTTCATTTCCATTACAGGTTAAAACTACTGGGCGTGGGGTATCAAAATATGCTACTCCGCCAGATGCAAAAGTCCCATCTATAGTAAAATTAGCCCCGGCCCCTACTGATTGAGCAGTTGTTATTGTGGTGGCCGAATGCCCATTGGCTGATAAGGATCCTACATATCCGTAAATACCCATCCCCCAGCCAGCATTTCTCATTTGCTGCAACTCTGCAATAGAGCAGTAATTAGCCGTTACATTAGTAGATAGGTTCCCTGCTACATATACATTTCCTGGAATTCCTAGACGCTTCATTGTTTCAAATGCTTGTGTATATAATTGTTTATGAGCAGAATCAAATGTAACTATTACAGATGGGATATCTACACCTCTACTAATATAAATAGGTCCTCCTTCAAAATGAAGCTCTGTCTGATAATCAGGTCCGGTAAAAGATATTTCAACATATTTCCATACATCGGTAGAAGCACCTGTACCACTATAAGTCCCAGCCGCTAATTTGAAGGAGATGAGATTATGCCCAGGCCGCATACTTCCTATAAATCCATCGAACATTACTTTATTCACATAAGCGGAATCTGTTGCAAATGTAAATCTGACCCTACGAGAATTATTTGCATTATAGCAATAAATTTCAAACTGAATTACATCAGAAGCTACAAAAGTTGTGGGTTCTATAGCTCTGCGTATTAAGCAGTACCCAAGAGACGCAGATGCTCCGTTGGTAACGGCATGGAATGCATACCTATCCATATAAGAATCTGACAAACTAGCAGTCCCGTTCCCTCCAGGCATAGACCAAGGAGTAAAACTAAAGTCACTAAGCACTATATCTGTATTAACCCTATTATCTTCAAGGATAATGGAATCTCGAATGGGAGTAGCTAAATTTAATTCTCTATAACTACCACCACTATTATGTACTTTAATAAACTCATTCATATGTACTCCAAACTGGGGCCAGCATCGGCCCCATGTTTTATTATCGTAAGATCTGTAATTTTGGAGGTGCTATAATAGCACAAAAATCACTGGCAGCTCCAACAGATAACTGAACGGTCACATTAATATCCGTGTTTGGATCCAATGTGAATAGTGACGATATAGCACTAGCAGCTGTATCCACCATCTGCCCAGATGCTTGAGTAGCATTGTGCATAGAAAAAATCCAGTCTTTACCAGTACAAGGAAATGTAGTAGAAGACAGAATAGGAAGTCCATTAGCACCTAAGAAAGGCCTAACTGTTTTAGTAGCAGCACTGTTGAGTGCAGAGACTGAAAGAGAGATAATTGCTGTCGATGTTGGCAGTAACATTCCAGCTGGTATTCTAATAATACCAGGAATTGCTGTAGCAGTCGTATAAATAGCTCCCCCATTAACAGACTCAGATCCGAAATCAGCACCAGGAGCTGTAAATGAAATCGTATTAGCTGTTGGAACAGTTGTAATAGCAGAATACCATCCAGCTGCTAAAGATGGGGATCCTGGATAGTAGATATTGTATCCAGAATAAACAGTACCAGTCGGAATTCCGTGTGCAGTTGCTGTAACGGTCACAACTCCGGAGGCTCTGACAGCAGTAGAGCTAAGAACATAAGATGGAAGAAGACTACGAGTAAAATTCTCGTAAGATAGAACATAGGGAAAAGCCCCGAAATCAATGAAATTCTCAGGGATATTGCGGGAAAAGATACCCCCGCCTGCGTCACGCGTAAAAACAGTATGTGGCATTGTTTGTTTTCCTTAACAAAGATGTAAAAAATCCCACTATTCAGGAAAGGTCGGGAGTGGACCTGTTGAATAGTGGGATTATAAAATTAGCCGGTAGCGCCAGCAGTAAGACCCTCAATGACAACACAACCCCAAGGATTGCGAAGTTCCAGAGCCATCTCAGAAGTATAGCTTCCGCCCTGACCATCAGTACCATTTTCAACGATATTGCCAGAAGCTCCGTATTCTTCCACCTTAGCATTACGACCATTCATGTAGGCCAACTTGATAGAAGGAATATCCAGAATAATCAGGCGGCCAGCAGTTTCATCGTAACCATTCAGAAGAGCATGTTCCAGAAGACGCAGCTTTCCTTTATAGCAGGTGAAGGATTGATAGTCCATACCGAAATTGGTAGTTTCCGGCATTAATTGAACCTGACCATTCTTGATAGCAATCTGATTAACAACTTCAATCGCTTTAGAATCACCGAAAGCATAACGCATACGAGGATTGCTCAAATCGGTAGAATACTTGAACGCTTTGGCTACGTAAGTAACAAATTGAGTTAAAGTAGTAGTTCCGCCAGCAGTCACGTAGTTTGCATTGGAAGTATATTGACGAACAGCGTCAATAATACCCTGAGTCGTATGGATAGGCTGAGC